TGGACTCGTCGGTAGTGTTATCAGGATTACTGCTATTGACGATGCAACGTACTTAGTTCATGACTCTTTGCTGCTAGGCAGTGGAACGATTGTTACTCCTTTTGCTGATGCTTAATCAATTAATTTAGGAGAATAACAATGGCTGATGCAGTAACTTCGCAAACCATTCAGGACGGCGAGCGTAAAGCCGTCCTAAAGTTTACCAATGTCAGTGATGGAACTGGTGAGTCAAACGTAGTCAAAGTTGATGTTTCTGCTTTGACTACAAACTCATCTGGGAACGCCTGTACTAAAGTAACTGTTACGCAAATTTGGTGGCAGTGTGTTGGGATGGGAGTAGAGTTGTTATGCGATGCAACGGCAAATACTCTGATCATCGGGCTATCCCCTGACAGCAATGGTTATCATGATTACACGCCATTTACCGGCATACCAAACAATGCTGGATCCGGTGTAACAGGAGACATTCTGTTTACGACAATAGGCGCAAGTGCCGGTGATACATACACTGTCATTCTTGATCTGATAAAGGAATATTAATGACAACTTCTGGGACCAGAGATTTTGAGCCAGATGTCGCGGAATACATAGAAGAAGCGTTTGAGCGCTGCGGTCTAGAGTTTCGCACAGGTTATGACGGGATTACCGCAAGGCGATCCCTGAATCTCTTGTTGGCTGACTGGGCCAACCGTGGGTTAAATCAGTGGACGATACAGAATACGTCTACAACGTTAACTCAAGGCGCAGAGTTTATTGAGCTTACAGGCTCTACAATAGACGTTTTAGATGTTGTTATTAGAAGAACCGAAGGTGGGGAAACAACCGATATACAGATGGCTCAAGTTAGTCGATCTGCCTATTGGAATATTCCCAACAAGAATACTCAGTCAAGACCAAGCCAATGGTTCCTGGACAAGCTCATAACGCCAAAGCTTTACATTTGGCCTGCTTCTGAAAACAACACGGATCAATTGATCATTAATCGATTAGTTCGAATTGAAGATGCAGGTGCAAGCGCCAACACAATGCAAATGCCGTTTAGGTTTTATCCTTGCTTGGCTGCTGGATTGTCTTACTATATTGCTTTAAAGAAAGCGCCAGATAGAGTAGAAATGCTTAAGGCTTTTTATGAAGAAGAGTTCGCAAGAGCTGCTGATCAAGACGAAAGTAGAGCTTCATTATTTGTTGCGCCAAGTTTAAGAAGTTATAGGAGAGCGTAATGGCGTACGCTTCTGGGAAGTATGCCATTGCGATATGTGACAGATGTGGGTTTAGGTATAAGAACACACAGCTTCGCAGAGAATGGACAGGATTTAGGGTTTGCAGTGAATGCTATGAGCCTAAAGAGCCTCAGTTAGAGCCTCTTCCTCATGTATCTGATGCTCAAGCCTTAAGAAATCCAAGACCTCAGTCTGACTTTACGTCAGGCTCTGGGGTGGTTAGGACTATAGATCCTAATCAGATGATTACAACGACAGGAGATTCTATCGGGTCAGAGTTTGATGGCTTGGCAGGAACCGGGGAAGTAGGCACTGTAACAGTGGTGACAGGATGAGCTTTACATACGCAAGTTTAAAAACAGCGGTAGAAAATTACTGCGAAACGGCAGAAACTACTTTTATTAATAATCTTCCTGTCTTCATTCAAGAAGCTGAAGAAAGAATATTAAAGAACGTAGAGCTCCCTGTTTTTAGAAAAAACGTTGACGGAACATCTTCTGCTAACAACACTTACCTTTCAGCGCCAACAGACTTTTTAGCGCCGTACAGCCTTGCAGTTGTTTCAGGTAACGTTTACACATACCTTCTCTTTAAGCATGTCTCATTTATAAGAGACTATACGCCCAATCCAACGACAACTGGGCTCCCTAAGTATTATGCATTGTTTGATGACACAAGCTTTATACTAGCACCTACGCCAGATGCAAATTATGAGTTTGAGTTGCATTACAAGTATCGGCCTGTCTCATTAACGGCTGGTGCAGATTCTGGAACAACATGGCTTTCCACAAACGCTCCAGACGCTCTTTTTTATGGAACGCTTGTTGAAGCTGCAACTTTCTTAAAAGTTCCGGAAGAAGTTGGTGGATATGAGCAGAGATTCCAAATGGGTCTTGACGGACTAAGAAGGCTTGGTGCTGGATATGGTTCAAGGGATGAATATAGGTATGATATTTCGAGGGGTTAATCTTGTTTAGTGTAGAAGTCTCAGCAACACCAGGTTCGGTAAACGTTCAAACCACAAGTAATCGTGGCATGAATTCAGAAGAGATTGCTTTAAACGCTGTAGAGAAGATAATTAGCATTAGCGATACAGCAGACCCTGTGATTAAAGCTCAGGCTGAAGCGTTTAAAGAGCGTATGTACTGGGTTATTGTCGCCGCTTGCGATCAATCAATAAAGAGCGACAGAACAACTTTGTATAATATTTTTAAATCAAACGGCCATGATAATGTGGCTGAAATTTTGAGGACTTTATAATGGCAATTACTCAAGCAATGACTACTTCGTTTAAGCAAGAGATTCTTCAGGGAATTCATAATTTTACAAGCGGATCTGGCGGCGGAACAACAACCACAACTGGCAGCGGAAACGTTTTCAAGATTGCTTTGTATACATCTAGTGCAAGTTTAAGCGCAACAACTACAGCGTACTCTACGAGTAATGAAGTATCAGGGACTAATTACACCGCAGGTGGAAACACCTTGACTAATGTTACCCCTACTACATCTTCGACTACGGCGCTTACAGACTTTGCAGATACAACGTGGTCAAGTAGCACCATTACAGCGAGGGGCGCACTAATTTATAACTCCTCTACAACCGCAGGCACAGCAGATAGAGCTGTAGTTGTTCTTGATTTTGGTGCAGACAAGACGTCAACGTCAGGAGATTTTGTTATTCAGTTTCCGGCTGCGAGTGCAAGCGAAGCAATCATTAGGATTGCATAGGACTAAAATGTGGCCAATATTATCGTTGCATTTGAAGGGTGGAATAGCTCAACCCACGGATGGGGCGAAGGCCCTTGGGGCGAAGGCGTATCTGTTCTGGCCGCAGTTAGTGCTGTTGGCTCCGTCACGATTACAGCCGATTCAAATGTTACAGTTACTGGGCTTTCGGCTACGGCTTCGACTAATGACGTATCAGTTACGGCTGATGCAAACGTATCAGTTACTGGGCGTTCGGCTACGGGATCTGTTGGCTCCGTTACGGTTACGGCTGATGCAAATATCTCGGTCACAGGCGTTTCCGGGACGGGATCTGTTGGATCCGTTACGGTTACGGCTGACGCTATTGTTTCAGTTGACGGAGTCTCCGCTACAGGCGCATTTGGCTCGGTTACGGTTACGGCTGATGCGGTTACAATTCCGACAGGATTATCGGCAACTGGATCGGTCGGATCTGTTACAACACAGACAAGCAACATATTCCCTGTCACAGGGGTTTCTGCGACAGGTGCAGTCGGGGATATTAGCTTTGTCGGTAATGTCGTTGTTGAACCTTCTGGAATTAGTGCTCAAGGTGAAGTCGGTCAAGTTCTGGTCTGGGGCAAGATTGTTCCAAATCAAAACCCAAATTGGCAAAATATCCAAGAAAGTCAAACACCGAATTGGTCAACCATTAATCCCAATCAAACACCTGATTGGCAAGAGGTAGCTTAAATGGCAAGTACATACGTTAATGATTTACGATTAGAAGAAATCGGAACCGGTGATCAAAGTGGAACATGGGGCAATACCACTAATCTTAACCTTGAGTTAATTGGTCAGGCGTTAGGCTATGGCACACAACAAAGTTTTAGTGCCGATGCTGATGTGACAACTACGATTGCCGATGGGGCATCAGACCCAGCTCGAGCAATGTATTTTAAGGTTACCTCTGCTGGAAATTTAACAGCAACCCGCACCTTAACGATTGCGCCTAACACCATCAGCCGCGTCATGTTCATCGAGAACGCGACCTCTGGTTCTCAATCGATTGCGATTAGCCAAGGCTCTGGCGCAAATGTGACGAT